ACGACTGGCGCCACCGCCGACACTACGGGCTGACCGGCCGTGCCGGTGCAGGACGCGGACAGGGTCAGCACCCCGGAGAAGCCGCCGGGCGCCGTGCTGACGTTCGAGCCGCTGCCACTGAACGTCAGATTGGTTGGGGCACCGGCCGGTGCGTTGCCGTCCGCGGTCACAGCGGTGACGGTGAAGGCCGACCCGTTGATGGTGATCGACAGTGTGTTGCCGCTGCTGACCGGCACCAGAACGCCGTTCGAATTGAACACCTGATAAAAGCCGCGCACATCGTCCACCGCTTGCGACGTGCCGGTTGCGGTGGTGCGCAGGCGCGTGTTGCCGCCCATGTAGGTCGCGAACAGCGCGTTCGCGGCCAGCGCGTCGAGCGAACGGGCCGCCTGCTCGCCGAGCGCCATTGCGTTCTGAATGAACTGCGAGGCGATGCCGACCTTGTTCGTGACGGTGTTCAGGTCTTGCGTCGCGCCATACTGCTGGATCGTGAGCGTGAACTGCTCCACTGACCAGTTCTGCGGCGACAGGCCGTTGTCGAAATTGGTATTCGCGGAAGGCGTCAGCGGCGTCGTGGCCGCGGCCAGCAGGCCCGCGCGCGTCTTGGTCAGCGTCTCGCCGATCTTGACCGGGAAATCTTCCTTCTCGGCGATCGAGCGATAGGCCAGCGTCGCGCGCAACGCCTGCATGAAGGCGCGTTCGAGGTAACCCTGCTGGATGATCGGCTGCAGGACGGAGGGGAAGTTCTGGATACCCACAGCGGGGGAGCCCTTCTAACGAGCGCCCCCGAGCGGGGGCATGTGCCGGCGGCCCGCCGGCGAGGGGTCAGATTCGGACGCCGAGCCCGCGAAGCCCCGCCTTGAATTCAGCATCCGTCATTTCGGTCGCGCGCTTTGCGGTCGGCGGGGTTGCCGCCGGCGGCGGGGTGGTGCTGCCCGTGGTGCCGGTCTGCGCACCGGTCTGCTTGAACAGGTAGGGGTGGCTGGCCTTCGCCGCGTCGAAGAACCCGGCCGGGATCACCACCTCGCCCGCGTCGTTCAGTGTCACGGCGGACACGTCGAGCATCCGCAGAGCCTCCGGGCTGTGCATGCCGGCCGCCATCGCTGCCGCTTTCAGTTCGGCGCGCACCAGCCGCTCGGTCCCGGCCCGCCGCTCGGCGGCAATCGCCGCGTCTCTCTCGGCGGCCAGCGAAGCGCGCACTGAGTCGATTTCGGCCCGCGCGGCCCGCGCCTGCTCGCGATAGCGGCGGCTTTCCCGCCGCAGCGTCTTCTCATACTCCGTCGGCTCGCGCGGCTTGTCGGCCTGCGTGACGGGCGCGCCGTCGTCCTCGCCCGTGCCCTCGCCCGCACCCGCGCCGGCGCCTTCTGCATCGCGCAGCGGCGCGGCAGTCCAGAATCGCAGAAACATCAGGGATCAGCCCTCAAAAGCACCCGGATCGGCCGGGAATCTCACCTCGGCCAGAAGGCCGCCCACGCGCCCGCGGCAAGGCAGATCGCCACGTAGGCCGCAAGGATTGCCGTTTCGGCCATCAGTTCTCGACCTTCGCTGTGGCGTTCACCGCGGCCTCAAGCGCCTTCGTGCGCGCATCGGCCTCGGCCATGTCCGCCTTGATCCGGCTCAACTCGGCCTGAAGGTCTTCGATGTCGTAGAACGACATCGCAGTTTGCACCGCCGTCTCGCGCGAGACGACTCCGCCGGTGATCGCGGCCGTGAGGGCATTCACCTCGGCGACTCGGTCGTCCGCCGTCGGCGGATACCAGTCCGGCCACTTCAGGCCGAGCCCGTCATCGGCGAGCGTTACCCTCGCGTTACCGATCAACAGGCCGCCCTTCACCACCTGCGACGCCCGGCAAACCATGCGCAGCAGCGCCAGCAGCGCGCCCTCTCCGTAGGAGGTGCGCAGCTTGCCGGCGAGCCACACCAAACCCTGATTCAGCAGTTCCATAGCGCGGCCGGACTGCGCCGCCGTCATCTTGTCCGGATGCGCCCGGTTGCCGTGCATCATTTCGAGCGCAGTCGTGCGCAGTTCGCGGATGTGATTCAGCACCGCGCCGGCCGCCGCGCCGTTGATCTCGAGCAACTTGGCGTCGCCCTCTGGCGGCACCACCAGCGCCGAGGCCGCGCCGCCGGTGTGCGCAGTGCCCGCGTTCTCGTCGCCGCCCTTCAGCACCAGGGTGGGGTCGCTGCTGTATTTCAGCCCCCGGCCGCCCTGCGACAGCAGGTAGTCGAGCTCGACCACGGTGTCGATCGCGCGAGCGAATGTGCTGCACCCGTCCACGCGGTCGCCACCCGGCAGGTTCCGCACCCAAATGAGCGGCACGAAGCCGAGTCCGTGCGTGACCGAGCGGGCCGGGTCCGCCACCGGCGCGTGCTCGCGCTCACTCACCGGCCAGGGCTGATACCAGGTTTCGGCCTCCGCATCCCACACGCGCCGGAACCAGTGCATGCCAGCGTCTTCGGCCACCGCGTAGCCCATGTCGCGCAGCCGCCGGGCCGGGACCTTGTATTTCTCCTCGACCGACTCGAGCGCATCCGGATCGGTGCGCCGCCAAACGGGCGTCAGGTATTCCGTGGGCAGCACATCGAAATAGGGGCGGCCCTCGATCGCCCGAAACCAGATCGCCACACTGCCGACGGACCCGACCGTGGCGGCGTGCATCATGAGCTCGCCGAGCGCCTTGCGCTTCGCGAGCGCGGCCAGGCCGGCCCGTGTCGCCTCCGCGGTCGCCAGGATCGTCGGGAAGTGCCCGTCGCCGAACAGCAGAGACACCACATCATCCACCACCGTGCGGCACAGATTGGTCCGCACGGACGGCCGCCGGTCCTTCAGCGGGATGTATTCGCCGGTGCCCGACCGCTTCTCGTCACTGAAGGGGTGCGCCAGGTGGTCATACTGCGTGCCGTCGAGCACGCGCCGCAGCGCGACCAGCCGCCCGGCCCGCTCGGGCAGGTCGGAGTCGTCAACCCGCATGCCGGCGCGGAGCGCCTGCCAGTCCATGTCAGGCCGCCCGGCGCATCGCAGGCGCGCCGCCGATCGGCCCGGGCGGGAGGGTCGGACCGACCGGCGGCCCGACATAGTCTCCGAGGTCCGGGTTGCGCAGGAAATCGCGCACCACGGCCGGCGGCATGGACGCCAGCGGCGCCTCGCATTCCACCTGATGCGTCAGGCGTGGCCGGGCGCCGCCGGACTCGTAGCGCCGCAAGACGCCGCGAGCGGTGTCCACCGAAACCAGCACGTCCATTTCAGCGCCCCATGAACGGCAGCGCTACGCGCCGGATCGGCCCGGGCGTCGCCACCAGCGTGTTGAAAGCCCGCGATCCCGCGTCTACCTGATCATCCTTGGCGCTGCTCGGAAATCCGCGCAGTTCCTCGACATAGGGCGCATTCCAGCCGGCCCGGACCAACAGCACGTTCCCCGCGTTCACCTGCGAGGCGAACGGCATTGCGCGCTCGGCCTTGTCGCCGGACTCCGGGCTGCTGATCACCGGGAAGCCCGCCAGGCGTTGTGTCATGTATTGCACCTGCGCCTTGCCGGCCTGCCCCGGGTCCTGCGGCAGCCCAATGCGCACACCCTTCCCGTCGGCCTTGGCCGTGCTCAAGATGCCGTCCAGCACCTCGGCAGGGCCGCCACGGAACCGCTTCACGTCGAGCACGACATACCGGCCGTCCTCGGTCTGGCCCATCTTGAGGCCGACCGTCCAATCCGGGTCACGCGTGCCCGTCTGCGCCGTGGCCGCGAGGTCCCACCCTCGAATGGTCCGCCTTAGCGGTGGCGGAGCGTCCACGATGGTGAGGCGCCCCGTCTGGAAAATCCCGCCGTCGAGCGGGCGCGGGTCCTGCTCGTAAAGTGCATACCAGTCGCGCATGGCGCCTGCTTTCTCAAGATCGGCTTTCTTGATCAGCAGGTTGTCGGCATAGGCGTAGTCAGGATCGTTCGCCCACAGCATTTCGCCCGGCTTCCGCCCGAGCGGATCGCCCTCGCGCGCCGTGGCGGGAATGCAAATCACCTCCCACTTGTCGCCCTGCGTGGACAGGATGCGGCCCGACAAATCATCTTCATGCCATCGGGTCTGAATCACGATGATCCGACCGCCCGGCTTGAGCCGCCCCATCAGGTCGGCGTTGAACCAGTCCCACGAATCCTCGCGGAACCCTTCGCTCTCCGCTTCCTTGCGGCCGGGCACCGGATCATCCACGATGGCGAGGTCCGCGCGGGTGCCCTGAATGTTCCCGCCGACACCCGCGGCCTTGTATTCACACCCGTTCGTGGTGTCCCACTGCGCTGCACTCTCGCGCGCCAGGTCGAACCCCAACACCGTGCGGTTGTCGCGCACGTAGCCCTGCACGCGGCGGCTCACCTTCTCGGCGAATTCACCCGTCGCGCTTGCCCCGATGATGCTTGACCCGGGATACAGGCTCATGAAGTAGGGCGGGAACAGGTGGCTCGAATAGGTCGTTTTGGCCGACCCGGGCGGCAGGAAGATCGCAAGCCGCCCGTTCTTTCCCTTCGCCAGCCGGTCGAGCGCGCGGATCAGTAGCAGGTGGTGCTTCGCCGGTTTCAGCCCCGACGGTGTCAGGGCTGTCATGCACCAAGCCAGCAACGAGGAGCGGGCTTTCTTGCGTTCCAAAAGCTCCGCTGCTGCCTCCGCCTTCGAAAGCGATCCTTTCGAGTTCTGCATCCGTGTATTCCCGGCGATTTGTGCGGACCACGGCATGCACGTTCATGCTCGCCGGCTTCGCGATGCTGTAGGGAAGTAGCGCCTGCGCGATCTGAATTCGCACGCCCAGCGGCACGTTGGGATCGTTCTGTAGCCTGAACAAGAATTGCTCGGGCCGCTCGCCCTGCCGCACGTCCATCGCGCGGTGAAGCTCGGCGAGGTTCACCCGGCGCAGCGCCGTGGTCTGGTTCTCGCCGCCGGCCTTACGCCCCGCGCCCTTCCGCGGTCCGCCGCGGGGCATTACTCCGCTCCCGGTGCCCGACGGCGCTGCTTGCAGCCCTCGCCGAGCTCAACCCACTCGAGCCGACTAGGCGTGTCTTCCTGGTCGAAATCTGAGTCCATCGTGCCATCGCCAAACGGCAGCGGCCCGCGATTGGCGCGGGCGGGG